ACCACATAATTCGTAGCCAGCGAACCCGCAGTCGAGTGCGTCAGGGTATCTGCTTTGAGTGTACCGAATGCCATTATGCGTTCTCCAGTGCCGTGACACGAGTTTCTAGGTCAGCCAAACGCTGCTCAGTAGCTGCGCCAACAAACGCCAGCAACTCTGGGTAGCGGATGCCAAGCCGTGTGCGTTCTGTTGCGCCAGAAGGTGCGTCTGCTTGTGTCGGGTATGTGTCGATGCGGGTGTAGGCATCCCGTGCCTCAATGCCAGCTTCCTCGTCAGCCTCGACAGCCGGAACATCTGTGCTGGTTTCCCACCAAGTGTCGCTACACCAGAACGCATAGTCCGCTGCGTCTAGGCCAGCGTCGGTCATCGCGGTTTGCACCTCTTGTGCAATCACACCGGCATGACGCCGTGCTGCATCGCCCTTTGCTGCAACCTTGTCGTTCCACTTGAATGTCTTAAACAGCTTGCTGATAGCTTTTGCCGCTGTCATTTCGGCAGTGGTCAGGCTGGCAATGTTTTGCTTTTCGTTCTGGTCGGATGTCTGGATTGTGCCGTTAGTGGCGAAAACGTCGTCGAAACGTGCATCGCTTTTGCCCAAATCAATGCCATTGTCAAAATCATTTCCAGCGTAACGGGGCGTTAAGCTGTCACTTACAAATCGAATACCAGCGTGATTTCCCGCACCGTTAATTACAAAGTCTCCGTTGCTTTCAGTTCCAAGATTCCCAACCTGTGTGCTGTCTTTGTAAAACTGGGCTATGGCACCGTCGCTTGATTTACGCACTAGAATTAACGGGTTATTGCCATCAGCCGTACCCCACAGACTTCCATTGCCTTTTGCCTCGATGCCCACACTTTGGTAATTCGTGGCGGTCTTGCCCACCAGCAAATTGCCATCAGACCTACTAAGACGCATGGTTTCTGTCTGGGTGCCGCTTACTTCCCTCTTGATAACAAGGTCGCCATTCGTGCTGCTATCATAGAAGTGATGTCCGAAGCTGGCGTTAGGTCCAATCTTCAACGCTGCTGTTGAGTCAGAATTGCCAATAACATCTAACGTAGCTTCAGGGGCAGTAATTCCTACACCTAGCTTATGACCCGACGAAACTAGAACATCGCCCGTGCCATCAGGGTCGAGGGTGATGTCGTTGTTACTCGCAAGGCTGGAGATTTTGTTTGTCTTTACTTCACTCATGCGAGGTCTCCCATAGTGCCGCCACTAACAATTTCTAAGTCGAAATCGGCTCCTCCAGAACGCTGATTTAGGGAATTATATTTCGACGATGTTTTGGTAACACCCATATCATCCCCAAAGCCGCTGTTTCCACTGCCACTTGATTCTTGCTCACCCGACCAAAAGTTTGCGTAATTTGCGGACGAATGTGCATTTGTTAAATTGATAGATTGTCTACCTGCTGCTGTATCTGACAATGACGCAGTGTTAAAGCTATCAAGAATAGTGGGCGTTGAAGCATCACCGTCATAATGACACCAATTCTTCGCAGCGTGTTGCTTCGTCAGCGTAGCCGCACCGCCGCCTGTACTCTGGATGGTATCTGCCTTCAACGTACTCATAGCGTCACCAATGTTCCACCGCTTTCAACGGTCAGGGTTACGCCACTGGACACAGTAAACGGGCCAGTCACGTTTGCGTTCTCAGTTGCAAGGATGGTTGTGTCGGCAGTCAACGACTGTGCGTTGGTACGGAACAGGCCACCACCCTTGAAGTTGCCCTTGAACTCTGCTGGTGGGGTAATTGTACCCGCTTGCGGTGCGAGGTAATTTACAAAGATGTTGCCGGTACCACTAGATGGGGCAGCAGTGAAGGTGAGTGTTGTGCCGTCAGGAATGGTGTATGCCGCAGTGTCTTGGACAACGCCGTCCACCGACACCAGCACGTCTTGCACAGAAGAGACTGTGGTAGTCAGGGTAAACGTAGTGTCACTGCCATCACCGTTGAAACGCTGAACAGCTTTCGTAGCCTGATACGACCCCGGAACTTTTTGACCTATATACGGCATACTCTATCCCTTATGAACTAATGGTATCGACTACGGAAACCCAAACATCTGCGCTGCTTGCGGTATCACTCTGTACCTTGAGTACATCACTTGCTTGCATCACAACCTTAGCGCCGCCATCCAAGACCTGCAGGGCTGAACCTACAGGAATGGGTGCATCCTTGATGATGTAGTAGTCGTTAGACCCATCATTAATGAACACATCCATGAGGATTTGGGTGGTTGTAACATTAGCAATATTGATACCGATAAGCGCATCGTCGGAATTGGCAGTACGCAGGGTTACTGCGCCTGTGCCTACATTCCGTGCAATGTTTCTTTCAAAATCCTGTGCCATGATTTCTCCCTCATTACTGTAGTATACAGCAATAGTATTGTATAGTCAAGTCAAAGTGCGATTGCCATCGCTACTGCAAAACCTGCTGTTGCTCCTGTTGCCGGTAGATTAGTTAGCTGCGAACCATCTACTGCAGGTAGTCTTGCGGACCCGTCGAGTTGTACCGCATTATTAGCAGATGTGCCTGCTGTTAAGACTGCCGCACTTCCCAAGCCTAGCGTAGTACGTCCTGCTGCAGCATCAGCGTCGTCAACCAGACTACGACCAAATGCCGTAAAGTCGGTGACTGCATACGTATCGCTGCCCGTAGTATAGATAATTTTATTGGCTGCGGTAGTGAGACCAGCAATGGAAGCAAGACCTGCGTCGTAAGCTTGGACATCTGAACCAATGGCTACTCCTAATGTTGTGCGCTGTGCGCTTGCATCTGCATCGTCAAGTAGTGCCTTACCGGCTGCAGTCAAGTCGTACGTTGCTGCGGAACCTGAACCAGTGAACTGGATGCCTTTATCTGCTGCAGAGGTGAGACCGGCGAGTGCTGCGAGTTCTGCATCGTATGCCTGTACATCAGAGCCAATAGCCAAACCCAGAGTCGTACGTTGTGCGCTTGCATTGGCATCGTCGAGCAGTGCTTTACCAGCAGCAGTTAGGTCGTACGTAGATGCAGAGCCGCTGCCTGTAAACTGGATGCCCTTGTCTGCCGCAGAAGTCAAACCTGCAAGTGCTTGTAATTCAGCGTCTAGGCGGGCGTTGGCTACAGTGCCTGTAAGCTGGCTAGCGTCAATGGACTTGTTAGTGAGTGTCTGCGAACCAGAAAGGGTGGCAACTGTGCTGTCGATTGCAACAGTCAGGGTGTTACCAGAGCCGCTGGTGTCGATACCTGTGCCGCCAGCAATGTCGAGGGTCTCGCTGTCGAGGTCGATGCTGAGTGCGCCGCCGCGATCGCCCTGAAAATCCAAATCAGAGGCAGTTACCTGTGCATCTACGTAAGCCTTGATAGCTTTGGCTGATGCAAGGGTAGTGTCCGTCCCGGCAACACTCGACAGGTCCGTATCGAGTACACCCGACTTGAGGTTGTCCACTTCGATGTTTGAGACTGTATTGTTGTCTACGTCGATAGTCTTGTTGGTTAACGACTGCGAACCCGACAGGGTAGCTACAGTAGAATCAATAGCAAAAGTAACAGTGTTGCCTGAACCGCTAGTATCAATGCCAGTACCGCCCGTAAGCGTGAGAGTCTCGCTGTCAAGGTCGATACCAAGCGCACCACCGCTGTCTGCTTGGAAGTCGAGGTCTTGTGCCGTAACTTGTGCATCGACGTACGCTTTGATAGATTGTTGAGTGGCAAGCTTTGTGGCACTGTTGGAAGACATGTCGTCTTCGTCTTTGATACCCGTGACAGTAGCACCGTCACCCGCAATGTTCAGGCTTGTGTTAGCTACGAGGGTGGTGCCCGTGATTGCCGCAGCCGTGCTGCCACCAATTACTACGTTGTCTGCTGTGCCGCCGTTGATGTCTGCCGTGTCAGCTACAAGGCTGTCGATGTTGGCAGTGCCGTTGATAAACAGGTCTTTGAACTGTGCGCCACTCGTACCGATGTCGATGGTGTTGTCTGCATCGGGGGTGAGAGCCGCGCCGAATGTGACGTTGTCAGCAGCCGTGCCCACAACAGTGACCCGCGAACCTTCGCCCGCAGTGCCGTCGTGGTTGTGACCTGTAGAAGCGTGGAATGCTGCAAGAATCGCGTTAAATTCGTCGTTACTATCGGCAGCGTTGATAACGTCGCCGTCAGTATAGGTAGATTGCCGTGCGCTATACCCTGCCATGTGTTATCTCCTTCCTCCCGGAGTAAATTCTAGTTGATAGCCTTTTATTGAAATCGGTGCTGCCCCTGCGGTGTCGTCTAGGCGGACTGCAACTGTGAAGCCCCCGCCCTCAACACTCTGTCGGACTAGCGGTGTGCCACTCGAACCATAGACTGCCGTGCCGTACGTGGATGTGGTGAATCCGTAGATGGCAATTGCTGCGCCGGTAGTCAGGTCGTACTCTGAGGGCTGTGGTACATCGGATGAGTTGAAGTCGTAGCGGATACGAAACTTAGAGTTCACAGCCCCGTCGTTGTCGTAGTTCCAGATGATACGTTGCATCATTTTGCGGATGCCAGCATCTCCCATTGTAAAGTCCGGGGAGCGGTAGACAGCCTGTATACTTGTGCCGTCAAAAGTATCACCAGACTCCTGTTTGTATACGTACCCGTCGTATCCGCCGTGAAGGACTATTTCAGTCCCGCTTATAAACCCTGACGTGCAGTAGGCTGGCTTGATGCCTTTAAGGTCTGCGTATTCCCAGCCCATGCCGCCTTCGACGCCGCTCTTGATAACGCCCATAACTCCCGGAGCAGCACTGACGGACTGAGAGTCTCCCGGAAAAAACAGACGGTACTGGGTCTTGTTACGAATAACTACCGAGGATATTCTGTCTGTGGCAATGTTGTCGAGTCGTGGCTGGATTGCTTTCGACACCGTGCCAAGTTCCACGTCGCCAATCTTTTCAGTACCCGCAATTGTACGGAGACCGTCTGGAGCAAGATAAACAATATCACCGGCAATCTCCTGTACGCTAAACCCGTCAACACATCCGATGTTTCGTGTGACCGGTTGCAACTGAAAGTCAGCTACTGACGAACCCGCAAGAAA